TGGCTCTTTGGAGGATCGTCCTGCCAAGTGGGTTCTCCACTCGTGGATCCCTGCCGACGACCGCTATGGATAGGCGTTACCTTGGCTGCTTTCGTTTTCTCAAACTCTGCCTTTGCCTGTCGGAACTGCTCGAGGGTTCTGACGTTTTGCTGCAGGCAACGACGTAGGACTTTGACCACATAAGCCCATGAACGCTTTTCGTGGATGGCCGCCTCTTTGATCGCCTCAATCATGATCAACTTCGGCTCGTCAAAGTAACCACCGTGCAGCCAGTCCATGAAGTCGTCTTTGATTATGTCCGTGAAGTCCCCGATCTCTCTTTCGTACACCAAAACCGGGTCCGGTTCGTTTGCATGCGCGCTCTGTTGCAGAAGAATGTTGTTTTGTTTTTGTTTATGTTTATTAATGGTCAAGTCGTAGGCATAGGATTGGTCATCGGATTGGTCATCACATTGGTCATCACATTGGTCATCACATTGGTCATAAGTTTGGTCTACGATCTGGTCAACTGAGTTGACCAGCTTATTGACCAATGAAATCATCTTGTATTTTCCCGATTGTCCTCTTTTGCCTTTTTCATATAGGATGAGGCCCTTTGTTTTTAACCCATTTCTGGTATTATCCAGCCCTTGCTTGGATAAGCCAGTCAGGCGTTGAACCGTTTGATTGGGAGCAGTAAACCATTCTTGCCATCCAGTCATATTGTTTATGGTCATTAGCGCATGCCACAAAGCAATTTCACTGGTGGACAATTCGTTTAGGAGCAACCAATCCCTAAACGCGTTCAACTCTTTGATGTAGTTCACTTACGGCCCCTCCCTTCGATCAACTGTCATCACGATACCTTTCTGTTTTTCATCAGTTCCAAGAAACTAACCGGCACATCCCATCTCAAACCGCGTTTATCTAAACACTTCAGCCTCGCCCAATTTCCATTTTTGCGAGCGAAAATTGCAACTATCTTCCACCGCATGAAACGCAAGTTGTATACTTGTCCGATCATCGTTTCACCGCCAGCACTTTGTAATTTCTAATCCTCTCTGGCTTCCACCCCGGATGGTTGCGTTCCATGTACGCTAATGCAAACTTTTTCAACGTTTCGGGATTTTGCAGCGTCCGATACAAATCCGGGAGTGGAAACCATTGTTGTTGCTCGTTCATTTCGCATCAAACAATGAGTCAATGTCAGATTGGTCGAATTCCTGTGGTTGCTGTCGTTCCGGCTGTTCATCTTGTTCAGAGTCAGGTACATTTCCGACAACCTGAAAGTCTGTATCGATCACTACTTGGTCAGTATCAGATGATTGATTTTCCTGCTTTTCTATGTCCTCGTTATATGCCTGCTGCATTTCGATGGAGAGGATTCCCCACTTGGATAGCATGTTTCGGATGACCGTCTTTTTCGCCATCGCGTCGTAGTCGTTTTTCCATCCAAAGTCACTTTTGGAGAATTTCTTGCGGTGAGCCTCGATCTGCTCTTTTGTCCAGTAGACCGTTTTTCGGAACCCATTGATAAGTTCGAAATATCCAGCGTATCCGATGATGGCATCTGACTTTTTCTTTTCAAAGTCGATTACCAGTTCTTCTGTCAGCGGATTCCACTTTTGCAACTCGCCCTCATGAACCTCAATTACGTTGATCGCTTTGTATTTTGCGGTTCGTAGCGCCAGTTGAATGTACCCTTTGTAGCCCAACTGAAACTGTGCGATCTGCCGTCCCGATTTGTCTTTGTACGGCACCACCCAGGCGTAGCCAAGGTTTTTATCGATGGGTAGGTCCAATGTTGCGGCTACCATTGCCGACGAAATGACACTCATCGGTTCACACTTCTGCAGGTACCCATCGGACGCATAGAGATTCACAATGCTGCTCATGAACTGAGGTGCACGCTTATCCAGGATCTCTTCAAAGCGCTTTTTGATACTTGGTGAATCCAAAATCGACTTGATCGCAGCGGTTGGTGATGGTGTTTTACTCGTGCTATTTTGTAGCTGGTTTTTCAGGCTTGCGTTTGTCGCCATGTCTTTCCCTCCTATGCCGTTGGCTTAATTCCAAACCGACGGGAGACGGATGATTTGAGATACTGCTTGTAGATGTCGGGCCGCTCCTTCGCCAGTCTTTTACTATCCACTCGCTCGGACGTGACTGTCTTCCACGTGACAATGTGATTTTTGGCAACGCCGATTTCGTTCTCACCCAGCAGGGCTTTCAGCTTGTTTTCCAACTCGCTTACACGTTCGTCCGCTGCCTTTTGGTGTGCCTTCGCCTCTTCCAACTCAGCAATAAGTTGATCGGCCTCTGACGGTAAGGGAACCTCGTTGTTATTACCAACGGGATACATCTTGTTCAACAGCTCCGTGGAAGCTGCCGAGCCATCCACCTCCGGTGGCACCAGCGGTACGACGTAATTGTTCCAGAAGTCAGATTCAATCTGGATGATCTGCTGGATCAGCTCGTCGTCCCGCTCGATCTTCTTGTACACGAACTTGTTGCCGCCAATCAGCACCGCGATCCACCAGGCATCGTACCCGGTTACCGCCATATAGTGCTGGCACTGGAGGAGGTACGGCGCCGGCACTTCTTCGCCTTCCCATTCGGATTTGAGGTATTCGCTGGCCGTCTTACACTCCAGGCCGGCTTTTTGCCCGACGATCAGCCGGTCGACGTTGGCGATCATGAACGGGTAATCCGGGTGCTGCAGGATTTGATTGCAGCGTCTCACTTTCAAACCGGTTCGCAGACTGAACTCTTCAGCTACGAGGGCTTCTTGTTTTGTTCCCCAGTAGGCCGCCTCGCTCTGCGCTTCTTCCAAAGGAGCTTGTCCCGTTTTTTCAAGCCACACCTGAACAGGTGACTTCCATTTGCTCAGGCCGGCAATTGCTGCAGCATCGCTGCCGCCGATGCCTTTGGTACGGAGTTTCAGCCAAATCTCACGGTCCATGTCTTTCGTTGATGCGATGGCAACCGCCATGGTATCCCTCCTCTTGATTTTTAGAGGTGAACACGCTATGCTTGATTTAGCGAATCTTGCATAGCGTTTCACCGAGACTCAGCGTGGCTGCGCTGGGTCTTATTCGTTTTCTTCTTCGATTTCAAGCAATTTCTCTTCGGCGTCCTCAAGATCACCAATGATTTCGTCCAAAACGCTTTCTCGAAAATCAGCAAACTCACGCAGAATTTCTGGCGTTGTCATTCGCCTGTCATCCGTTTCATTTCGGAACCGCTCAAGTTTTTCACGGATTCCTTCTAAAGTGTTGCGAACGTCCTCGATTGTCGGCATGTTCTCCCCCCCCTCTCCTTGCGATAACGAAGCCACCTACGCTGACTCCTTCGCTTTCGGTTTGCCTTCATACAGGAACGGACGAAGCAGTTCAATTACTTCCCCAACCTGTTCCGGATCTTTTGAGCAGACTTGCTCAAGGATCATCGTCATGACTTCGCGGTGTTCTGGAATCCAAGGCGTAGACACCGTAACAGCGCTGATGAAGTAGGTTCCTGGATCGCAGTCGTTTGACAGAATCTCCATCACAATGTCGCCGTAATACTCATCTTCGTCCCGGTCTTCCGAGTAAACGAAAATGAAAACTTTAATGGCTTCGTCATGTGGTCTGATTTCAAACCAGCCTTTGCGCTCTTCCAACTCAACTCACCCCCTTCCGTTATCACGAGGCCGCCGGCAGCCCTTCCCGCACTGCCAGCAGTTGCAACCCTCTGTTGCCCACTCTTGACCTCGTATGTAGTGGAGGTATCGACCTCCGTGGAAGCATCGACCGATTGGACAACTGCTGCACTAATTTTTTGTCGATGCCCCCACGCAGGCCGAAGCCTGCGTCATTTCAAAAGGCGTCTGGCCTGTTCTCTTACACCGTCAACGAACTCCTCTGGCGCCATGGTTGCTTTCATGTCCACCAGGTACTCCAGCTCCTCGATCACGTCCCGGACTGTCCATTCCAAGTCGTCCCGGTCATCGTCGAACGCGATTGGATGCAGCAGCCGTTGTCTGGACGCCTCCGTTCGCTCAACGTACTGCGGGAAATCAAGCAGTTGCTCGGGCATTCCGTATCGCCTCCTGCAGCGCGGCCAGTTCGTTGGTCCGCCACTCAATTTCGTAAGCGAGATCGCGCTTGTGAGCGTACAGCTCCTCGCGCAGACGTTTCAGTTTGACGTACTCCACATCCACCGCCCGCCATTCGTCGTCAGCTTCGCGGTAGGCTTGCTCCAGGTTGATAAGCTCGCGCTGCAGATCAGCAATTTGTGCGGAAAGAGGTTTCATGGCTTGTCCTCCTTTATGAAGCTGTGGTACGCTATCAGTGACGAATTATTTTTGAAGCGTCTATCTCTTAGGCGCTTTTTTCTTTTTCTGCCTTCAGATGAAGCTCGACCATTTCCCCGATCGTGATCACATTTCGACCAAGGGGTCGGTCCGCGTCGCAAACCAGTTCGATCACTCCTGCTGCTGTCGTCAGGTCCTTCATGCCTATTTCTCCCCCCTCGCTTCAAGGTATTGTCGGTTCAGGATCAAACGATTGCGGTACTCTTTCAATGCCCTGCGCCCGCCCGGGTACTTGGACGCTGCTGCTGCATCGTGGACAAAGTGCTTTTCGTGAGCTTCCTGCGCCAGTCGGTTCCAGTCCTTCATCATCGGCTTGTCCCTCCCATCATCAAAGCTTCCTGCCTCTCCCGGCGCATCAACTCGCGCGGATCNCTGACGACGATTTCCAAGGCCCGCGCTTCTGCAAGCCAGTTATGCTGATGTATCACCGGGTCGATGCCGTATCTCTCGTCCATCAGGATATGAACGTCGTCACCAGCTTGGAAAAGGTCCTCGATCTGCTTGCCGAGATGCATCAATATCCGTTCATCGTCTTGCGTTATCGGTTGCCACGGGCGCCGGGTTCGCTCCCACTCGATCACGGCTTCCGCTTCTTTGATCACGTCCCGACACTGTTTGATCAGATTATTGAGTGAGACCGTCAGGCTACCCATCAGACGCGGATCAGTTGGCGGCGGAGCGTCGCCGTACAAGTGCTTGAGCATTCGTATTGCATAGTGATTGCCGCATGCTTGAACGAAGTCCTCGGCGTCTTCCCGCATCGGAGTGGTCCGGCCGTTAATCACATCCGACACCCACCTGGCCGACCGGCCGATCTTCTTTCCGAGCGTTTCGTACGTCAACTGTTCGCCTGTTCTTTGGTGGCGGAACGCGTACTCGCAGATGTCATGTATCCGCGACCG